CAGCAGCGGTGACATTCCAACTGCCGCGGCCGTGGTGATCAATGGCGCCGGTGCAGTTCTCAAGCACACAGGTTCCATTGCCTTGGCTTCGCCTGTGACGCTCACAAGCGGGACGATTTCCGGTTCCAGCGAAATCGCAACGGCCGTAACGGCTGGAGCGAATGCCACGCTTTCACCCGGCGATCCTGTCGGGTCGCAAGCGTTTTCAGCCGGCCTAACGCTTGCCAGTGGCGGCACCTATCGCTGGCAAATCAACAACTGGACGGGTTCTGCTGGCAGCGGCTTTGCCCAGCTGGTTGTGTCAGGCGATGACCTGTCGATCACGGCCACCAGCGGCAGCACGTTCACGATCAAACTGGTTGGGCTGACTTCCGGCAACGTCTCCGGTGCCGTTCCCAACTTTGACAACACAACATCGAAGTCGTTCACGATTGCCACGGCCGGTACGCTGGCAGGGTTCGCATCCAACAAGTTCACGATCGACGCCAGCGAGTTCACGAACAACAACGATTTGGATGGCGGCACGTGGTCGCTGTCCGACTCTGGCGATGACATCGTTTTGACCTTCACGCCATGATCCAGCACCTAGCGGCATTGAGCGTCCACGCCTTCTACGCAGGCGAATTGGACGCTGGCCGCCGGTCATGCGAACGGCTGCTGTCTCTGCCCGGTCTGCCGCAGGAAATGGAAATGCAGACTAGGGTGAACCGCACGTTTTACACGCAGCCGCTGGAGGAACTGGCTGGGTGCCGTTTCGTTCGGCTTGACGTTGAGCCGGCGCAGCCCGGCTGGTCTTGCTTCAATCCGACGATTGCAGACTGCGGCGGCCTGGTCGCAGTGGTCCGCTCGAGCAACTACCGGATCGTGGATGGCAGATACGTGATGCCGCCGGAAGACGGCGACACAATCCGCACGCAGAATCTTCTGGTTCGCCTGCGGCCCGATTTGACCGTGGCCGACTGTCGGCCGATAGCCGGGCCGGAGTACCACCGGACCGAGTATCCGGTTGATGGGCTCGAGGACTGCCGGCTGCGGCAGACCCAAGCGGGTATAGGTGTTTCCGCCACGGTCCGCGATGCGGCGCCGCTCAACGGCGACTGCCGGATTGGGATTGCCGATCTGGACGTTGACCGTGCCGAGTTCACAGGCCTGCGAATGCTGGACTGCCTGTCGCTGCAGCAGCATGAAAAAAACTGGATGCCGCTACAGGGATGCGATGGTTGGGTCTACGCCGTCAGCCACGCCGGCCACACGGTCACGGTGGACGCTGACCCGTCGCTGCGTGGTGCGTATCTGATGCACCGCCGGTCGCCGGCGCCGCAGATTGGCAGCCAGTTCCGTGGTGGCTCGCAGTTGGTGCAATTCCGTGGCGGATGGCTCGGGCTGATACACGAAGTGGCGCACGGCGGCCACAGGGTCTACGAACACCGCTGGGTATGGCTGGACAATTCGCTAACGCTCAAGCGGTGGTCGCTGCCGTTCGCGTTTCGCGAACTGCGAACAATTGAGTTCGCCGCTGGTCTTGCGATCACCGGCAGCAGCGTAGTGGCGTCGTTTGGCGTGCGAGACGCCGAAGCGTGGCTTGTGGACCTCGATGCGGGTTCCGTTGAAGGGATGCTTGCGGATGCTGCACCAGCAGATCGCTGACGCACTGGCGAGGGCATGGATGCCAAATGACTGGTTTGCGCTGGACGCACGGTCGCTGCGGCACTACCAGCACAAGGCTGACGCCGTTGCAGCGATCCAGCCTAAGACCGGCATTGAGATCGGAACCCGCTGCGGGTACTCGCTGCTGGCGTTCCACGTGGCCAGCCCTGGCACGCGATGGCTGTGCGTGGACGGCTGGCTAGACGCTGATTCGCCGCAGTGCATGGACCACTGGCAGCGGATCGTGGCGGAATGGCGGATCAATGCCCAGCTGCTGCGGGCCGACACTCGAGGTGTAACGGAGTTGCCGCCTGCGGACTTCGCGCACGTGGACGGCGATCATTCCTACGCCGGCGCCCTGGCGGATCTGCACTTGGTCGCTGACGTTCCGGCGATCCTGGCGGATGATTGCGACAACGCCAGCGTGCGCCGGGCCGTCGAAGACTTCTGCGCTAGCAGGAACAGGCGGGCCACGTTCACCGACGATGGCCTGCGGCAATCGGCACTGATCCTATGAGTCTGAAAATCGGCGTTTACGCGCTGGCCCGCAACGAAGAAAAGCACGTCTTTGACTGGTCGCATTCGTGTGACGAAGCCGACGTGCGAGTTGTCACCGACACTGGCTCCACCGATTCCACGGTTGACAGGCTGCGGCAGTCTGGCGTGACGGTGGCCACCGGCAACGTCGTGCCGTGGCGGTGGGACGATGCCCACAATCTGTCGCTCTACCACCTGCCGTCTGACCTAGATGTGTGCATCCGACTGGACCTAGATGAGCGGCTGTCGCCGGGCTGGCGGGACGTGATTGAACGGGAATGGACGGACGGCACAAATCAACTGTTCTACAAATACGTTTGGTCATGGGCTTCCGATGGCACGGAAGACTTAGTGTTCATTGCGGACCGCATCCACTCGCGCCGTGGGTTTCGCTGGTCAGCACCGACGCACGAAGGGTTGATCTGCTGGCATGGCGAGAAGCGGTCAAAAATGATTACTGACTTGCAGATTTTCCACTTTCGAGACAAGGGGAAAAAGCACACGACCGACCTAGAGTTGTTGCGAATCGCCGTGCGCGAGGCTCCGCACGACGCACGGGCGCAGTGGTATCTAGCACGCGAAATGGACTACGCCGGGATGCCAGAGGCACGGGAAGCCTTTGAGCGGTATTTGCAGATGGACGGCGGCATAGCGACAGAACGCGCATTCGCCTGCCGCATCTTGTGGAAGCTAACCGGCGATCCTGCCTATCTAGTGCAGGCCACGGCAGAAGCGCCAGACGAGCCAGAAGCGTGGGAGCGGCTGGCGTTCTTGGCATACAGGCAGCGTGAATGGGCAAAGGTTGTTGCGTGTGCTGAACGGGCAGTTGCCTGTGAAAATATCGGCACGCATTGCAGCGACCCGCTGGCACGCACTCGCGCCATGGACCTGCTGGCGGTTGCCCTGTGGGAGCTTGGGAGGCGTCCAGAGGCACTCACGTTCGCCCGGCAGGCTCTGGCAAGATGGCCGGAAGACGCCCGCCTGCGCTCAAACGTGGCGGCCATGGAACAGACGCTAGGAGGCGCGGCGTGAGTAGTTATCTGCGGCAGATTGCCGACGCGCTAGCCACTAGCCTGGATGGCGTCACGTGGGCGATTCAGTCCACGACCGTGGAACGAAAGAACTGGGTCAGCATCGACGTGGAGTCGATGGCCAATCCGGTGGTCTACGTCACGCCTGGGTCCGCTGACGTGACCCGAATCGGACGCCGGCAGACGCAGGTGGACTATGACGTGCAGGTGTTCGTTGGCAGACACGTCACGACCGATCAAGACGTTGACGGGATGCTTGATTTGGCAAACGACATTTTCCGCCAGGTGAAGGCCCACCAGTTTGATGATATCGAGGACTGGCCAGAGGGCGTGACGAGCCCGCAGACGGTCACGATCGACCTAAACCCAGACGATGCGCTGAGTGAACGAAACGTTTGGCGGGCGGCGATTGTTGCCACCTATCGCGTCCTTGAAAGCGACGACCTGCCGGAGTGAACGCACATGCGTGCTAGCCGTGCATGGATTAGACCTGGCCAGATTGGCGGCAACCGCCGGTCACGGTCTGCCGCCACTGATCTGAAGTTGGCGTTGAACTTCAAGATCAAAAGCGGGTTTTTCGACCGCGCCCATGTTCGCCGGATGCTGGATGCCACTAACCAGACGTGTCTGATAAAGGCCGGGCTGAATATCAAAGAGGCTGCAAAGAAGGGCATTGGCCAAAAGCCACCAGCGAAAACAAAGGCTGGCAAGCGCGCGGTCAATTCCGGGGCCATCGTTGAGTTTGTCGGTGGCCTATACAAAGATTTGACGATGGTGAACAGCGGGAAGCCGCGGTCTGCCGGCAGTCCAATCAAATCGTGGGGGCCGAAGCGGTTCACCTACGCAGACATAAAAGACTATTTCGACACCAGCCGCAAGACGGCAGTGATCGGGGCCGCCAAGGCGCCGTGGCTCAACAAGCTGCATGAGTTTGGCGGAACGCTGCGGCTGCGTGCGTGGCGCACTGGCGTTGGCGCCGCACGAAATGCTTATCTGCGAAGGTCTGCCGGTCGAAGCGGGGCCGGGCGCGATGCGTCAGGAAGATTCACGAAAGGCACAAGCCTCGGCCCGCAACGGAATCAGTTTGACTACGGGCTGCTTGTCTGGACCAACAAAAAGCCACGGCATTCCCGCAACTGGGAAGCCACCACGATTGTGAAGACGGCCCGCTATCCGGCCCGCCCGTTCATGCAGGGCGCTCGGCTTGTGCAAAAGGCCGTTGCCAAAGCGAACGAAAAGTGGCGGAACGCTCTGCGGAAAACAGGCTAGCCACACCCCCTACGCCGCTTTGCTGTGCTGGCCCTAATCTGCAAGCACACCCGCCCAAGGAGCACACATGGCCATTACTCTCGGCAAAGACGTGACGATTGCCGGCGTTTCCAACGCTCGGTCTTGCACCGTCACGTCCAGCGCATCGGAAGTGGACGTTACCAAGCTTGGCGATTCGTCGCGCAAGTACCGCAAGGCGCTGATCGAGCAGACGATTGAGGTTGAATGCGTTGACGATCCCGGCGTCGAGGCTGGCGACGTGTTCACGATCACTGGCACCGGGACGGGGAATGCGTCTTACATATGCACTAGCGTTGCCCAGTCGGAGCCGCTTGACGGAATCGTGACGTACACGGTTTCCGGCTCTCGCACTTTGGACGACTGACAAGCACAGACACACGCACCCACACACTAAGGACAGCACATGGCCATCACTCTCGGCAAGGACCAGACAGCGCCTCCGGTTGGCACGAACATCATTTCTGCCACCTACACCGAGGAGTGCGAAACGATCGACATCAGCAACCGAGACAACATCGGCGGCAGCGCCGGGGCGCCGGGCTACAAGATGTCCACGGCAGGGTTCACCACGAAGACGTGGGAGATTGAGTGCCACGACGCGACCGGTTTGATTGCTGACCTTCAGGCGAACGCCAGTAGCGGTTGGAAGGTCATGAGCGTCACGGAGAACATCGGAGTTGACGGCGCCGTGACGTTTTCGGTGACTGCCAAGGAGTTCTGATCCTTGGCCATCACGCTCGGCAAAGACTGCACCGTTTCAGTTGGCAGCAACATTGTCAGCGCTCGCAGTGTGACGTTTACGGAGTCAGCGCGGACCATTGAAATAAACGAGTTTGGGTCGCGGTACTCGTCCGTCTATTCGACGGGCTTTGACGCATCTGTGTCTGTGGAACTAAACGACTCTGCGGATGCAACCGGCTTGTTTGCGACGTTGGAAGACGGCGACGAAATCACGGTTTCCGGCGGCGCTGGCGGCTGGTCGTTTCCTGCTGTCGTCACTGGCATTTCAGAGACTTGCCCGGTAGACGGCGTGGCGACGTTCACGATTGAAGCGCGAATGACAAAAGGCGGGCTGCGATAACTAGCTAGTGGAGGCTTTGTGCGCGAGTTCAAGGACGATGAAGGCCGCCCGTGGCGGCTGGCGTTGACGGTCGCTTCGGCGCTGCGTGTTCGTGACATGGTCACGGTTGACGTGGCCGACGATGACGCAGGCGAACGGAAGCAAGTGCCGTTTGATCTGGTGGACGCCGGGTCAATTGCGCAGACGTTCCAAGTGCTTCGGAGCCAGTTCGCCAAGTTGGGGGAAATCCTTTACGCCATGCTGGTGAAGCAGATCGAGGAACGGAAGTTGTCCAAGGAAGAATTCTTGGACGGGCTGCGTGGCGATTCTCTTGAGTCGGCTTCGCGTGCCTTGGAGGCCGAGCTTGTCGATTTTTTCCCGCAGCGCCTCCGCAAGATGGTCGGGCTTCTCGGCAGCAAGATGGACGAAGTGCAAACCGAAATGCTCGGTCGGGCGGAGGCGCAGATGGCGGGCGTGACAGTGGAGACGCTGACGAACGCAGCATCTGGGATGCCGTCTGGGAAGCCGCTGGAATCATCGGAGTCCATCCAGGCAGGTGGACCCTCCGACAACTCATCGCAGCTAGAAACGGCCGCCTAGAGAACGATTGGTGGCACACCGCCAACCTGCTGGCCCAGCAAGTCAACCTGCACAAAGACAAGCACGCACCGAAAGCCGATCCCCGAAAGTTCAACCCGTTCGCAAAGAAGCCAAAGGCGCGCGAGGCATCGCCCGAAGAACTGAAACGGCTGTTCGGTAAAGACTGGCAGAAATACGTATGAGTTCTTCCAAGGTACGTGCTGGCCAGGTTTACGTTGAGATCGGGGCAGATCCACGGAAGTTCTTTGCCGCGCTTGGCAAATTGAATAAGGCTGTCGGCACAATGGGCCGCAGCCTGTCGATGTCGGGCGCTGCACTCACTGGCATCGGCGCCGGCATGGCGGCGCCAATCGTTGCGGCAGTTGCCGCCGGTGCTCGGTTTGAAGATCGCCTGCTTGCCATCAAAGCATCTACCGGGGCAACGCAGGGCGAACTGGATCGGGTCAAGTCGGCAGCAATGGGGATGTCGGAGGCGCTCGGCGTCGGGCCGACCGAGGCCGCAGCCGGAATGCTCGAACTGCTCAAGGCAGGCATGAGCCTTGACACCGTACTTGGTGGTGCTGGCAAGGCCGCACTAGAGTTCGCCAAGGTTGGCGAAATGGACGTTGGCCAGGCGGCCGTTGTGATGTCGGACGCCATGAACGTCTTTGGCATCAGTGGCGAGAAGGCTGCCAATACGCTTTCGTCTGCGGCTGACGCATCCAGCACGTCTATCGCGCAGATGTCTGAAGCGTTCTCAATGTCGTCTGCCGTGGCGGCGCTGGCGAACCAGTCGATTGACGATCTGTCGGCGGCTCTTGCCATCCTTGCCAACAACGGCGTTAAGGGCAGCGATGCCGGCACTAGCGTCAAGACGATGCTGATGCGATTGATGGCGCCAGCAGACGAAGCAATCGGCGCGTTTGCGCAACTCGGCCTGTCTGTCGATGCGTTCCGTGGCGCTGACGGCAAGATGAAGCCAATGGTCGAGATTATCCGCACGCTCAACGGGGCGCTGGCGGGAATGGACCAGGCGGCGAAGGATGACATTTTCCGCCGCATCTTCGGCGCTGACGCCATTCGTGCGGCTTCGATCTTGACGAGCGCCGGCACGGAAGGCTTCGCCAACATGCAGGCCAGTATGGCTTCGGCCCTGCCGGTTGGCGAAAAATATAAGGCGATGATGTCCGGCCTATCGGGCGCCATGGGCAACATCATGGCGTCACTGGAACGGATGTCGATTGCCATATCTGACGCTGTCGCACCCGCGCTGGCTTCCGTCATTCCGTTTGTTGAAGGGCTAGCGCGCAGCCTTGTGGACTTCGTCACCAACAATAAAGAAGCCGTGGCCCAGTTTGCCAAGCTGGCGGTGGCGACGATTGCCGTTGGCGGCGTGCTGACAGGGCTAGGGCTGTCGCTTCAGGTGGCGTCGTTCGCCATGGGCGGAATATTTAAGGCCGCAAGCCTAGTGATCGCCCCATTGAGTGCGGTTGCCAGTGCGGTTTCTTTTGTCGGCATGTCTTTCTACAAAGCGATTGCTGGCGTTGTCGCCTACTCAGTTAAATCCATTGCGTCTGCTGTCGCCAGTGGCGCAGCGTGGGTAGCTGCAAACGCTCCGCTTTTGATTTTGCTCGGTCTGCTTGGCGCTGCTGGTGCTGCAGCAATCTCTGCCGCAGGTGGATTTGCTGGTATCACGGAGGCTCTTGGCAGCGGGCTGACTACCGCAGCATCAGATGCGTCTGTGGTTTTTTCGGATCTTGCCGCCACTGCAACCACGACATTTGACGGCATATACGAAGCGATTTCCGCAGGCGATCTGGCTGGGGCAATGGACATCCTCTGGGCCGGGCTCTTGGCTGGTTGGCTGCGTGGCGTCGAAGCGCTCATGTCCTACGTTGATTCGTGGGTCACGTTTTTTCAAAACATTTTCAGTGACATTGGCGCCGGGATCTATATAGCCTGGGACAAAATCTACACGGATTCCGCAGCAATACTGAATTACATGGGTGCGTTCATCATGGGATTTTTCGACAACGTGGCGAACGCCGTAATGGTGACGTTCGACACGCTTGTTGGATCAATTCAAATTGCATGGGAGCGAATTCAAGGATTCATTACGGGCGCCAAGGACACTGAACAGCGCGTGCAGGCGATCAAGGACGAGAATGCCGCCCGCGCTGAACAGAGGCGGCAGGAACGGCCTGGCGTTGAAGGCAGGATGGCAACTGCGGCACAACAAAACAAAGAGGCCGAAAAGCAGAGGGAAGCCAGAGTCGATGCTATTGGCGAGGACTTGCAGGCCACGAAGGATCAGCGCGCTGCTGAAAACAAGCGAAGGGCAGACGAGCGGCGTGCTGCAACGCAAGCTGCGGAATCTGCCGTCACGGGAAAGTCGAAGGGCAAGCGTGAGGCACGCGCACGCAACGACCAGTTCTCGCGCCTGCTGTCGGACATTGAAGGCGCTTCGTCCATTGACCAGCTGCGTGATTTGTATGGCGAGTTTGACGCACTAAACGCAAACGGCAGGTTATCTTCCGTGCAGGCCAGCACGATTGAGGCGGCGCTAGAGGATGCACAGGAGCGGGTAACGAAAAACCTTGTGAACGCGCAGTCGTCTCAGGCTGCGGCACAAGGCGGCGCAAACGCCGGCGCACAAGATGCCGCCAGAAGCAAAGCAGAAGTGGCAGGCACGTTCTCATCAATGGCTCTTGGCGGCATGGGCTTTGGCAGCAGTCTTGCGGAACGAACGCTAAAGGCTGCGGAACGCACGGCGGCAGCTACGGAACAAATCGCAGCGGAGGGCGGCCCACGGGCCGCTGAGTAATGTCACTGACGTGGGTTGAAGACGGCGACAGCCGATCCGCAACCATTTATCGCCTTGGCAAAAAGTCCACGGCGACGATGCAGCGGTCCTACAAAGTCTTCGGCACCGACGACGACGTTGCAGTGCACGCAGATGCCAACAGCCGCATTTCGACGCTCGAACCGTATTGGCAATACCCAGGCACCAGCGTCAACCTTCGAGCAGAGAGCTATTCGCTTTCGTATCTCGGTGACAAGGCGTGGCAAGTCACCGTCAACTACGAAAAGATGGGGGCGGATGATGACACCCAGAAAGATCCGCTAAAGCGGTCGAGATCGTTTGACACTTCCGGCGGCACGCAGCACATCACCCAGTGCCAGGCGATTGGGTCGGGCGCATCGCTTGATTTTGAAAAGCGTTTTCCAGAAAACGCAAGCAACATGAGCGGCGCAATTGGGGTGGACGGCGACAGCGTTGCCGGCGTTGATATTGTCGTGCCGCAGCTGACGTGGACGGAAAACTATGACGTTCCACATGCGTACGTCACGTCTGCATACATCAAGACTGTTGCCGGCCTCACCGGCACCGTGAACAACGCTGCTTTTCGCACGTTCGCTACAGGCGAAGTCTTGTTCATGGGCTGCAGCGGATCGCATGAATGGGATGAAGAAAAAGGATTCGGACCGTGGTCGCTATCGTTCAAATTCGTGGCTTCTCCAAACGCTGGCCCAGGGCAGACGATGCCGGCCATGACGATTGGAAACATCAGCGGCATTACCAAGAACGGCCACGAATACCTCTGGGTGCGCTACGAGTCCAAGGTTGACAGCAACGCTCTGCTGCAGCATCCAAAGGCCGTCTACGTCAACAAGGTCTATCGCGAAGCCAACTTTTCCGACTTGGGCATTGGCACGACCTAATGGCAGGCGACAACTACCGCATTGAAAAGGGTCAGAAGCTTTCATCGGCGGTGTCTGCACGCGCGTGGAACAGGGCGCAGGATGCCGCCGATGTTGTGCTTGGCTCGGTCACTGGCTTTGATGCGGGAGACAGCACGCCTGGTGCTCGAGCGGCAAACATCATCCTCCTACGGAACGACGCCGGCATTGTAGTGCCTCAGTTTGGAGTGCTGCGAATTGGATCGCCACTTGTGCTGGATGACTTAGAGAAGCCTTCGCAGTTTGGCGAAAACATGGTGCTAACCGGGCTGATGCCAGACGGACTGTCGCCGTTCGCGGTTGCCATGGAGCCGATTGAAGTTGGCAAGATCGGGCAGTGTGCGATCGGCGGCCGATTTGCCTGTAAAGTTAAGGTTGTGTCTGCTGACCACAAATACGCACGCTCTCGCAACAACGACGTAACGCAGCTGATCAGCACGGCGTGCGGGCAGATGCGGATGGTGTGGAAGCAGGGCGTGGGTAACGACCAGTTTGCCGCTGGTGTGATGTGACGTGCACGTGCTGCGTATGCGCTGGGCTTCCGCTGACTCGAGGATTTGATCCGATCGGCCCAGGAACCTTTGACCCAACAACAACCAAGCTAGTAACGTGGGCCGACAATATTTCTGGCACCGTTGTTGTTGTTGACGGCTACGGCCCTATTGAAATGCGAGGCCAGCCTGGGTGGACTTCCGAATATGGCGGTCTTTCTTTCGCAGGCTCGTCTGTTACGTTCACGAAGTTAGATGGGCCAGGGCTGTCTATTGGAACGTTTCTATTTCCGCACCTTTCACAAACAGACAACCCAGATGACATACAGGCAATGTCTGGATCGATTACGGCTTCGCTGTACGGTCAGTCTGCATCTCTGAATTATGAGTTGGAAGGCGATGAGCTAGACGAGTCGTTTAATAACGACGTTTACGTCTACAAAGTTTCTGGCCCAACAGGGCCAATTACTCCGACCGGCCCGCTTGTCGTGACTGGTCCGACAGGGGCAAACAGCGATCCGACGTGGGGTACATCAAGGCTGGACGGTGCCACGGGTGGCACGCCAGGAACAACTACTGGAAGCACCGTCAGCGGACCAGCCGTCAGCGGACCAACCGGAGGAGGAATCGCTCCTAGCGGCCCAACTGGCAGCACGGGCGTTACAGCACCAACAGGCCCAATAAATAACGCGTCAGCCGTCATCAATCGGCAACTGCAATCTAGAACGCTTGTCGGCAATAACTTGCTAAGTGCCACGAGCGTTCCGTCTGTGCTAGATCTTTCGTATTCACCAGATGGCACTTCACTTTCCGAATTCACGGAAAGGCCGCTTGAAGGATTGAAGGATCTTCTGTGCTGGCGTGAAATGTTTAACGGAACAGGGCAAGAAAAATGGAATATTCAAGATCCTCAGCTAGGAGGCGCAAGCCAAACTCCCCCCATCACGTCGGGATATACATTCGCTCACACGCTTGAATTCAATTCGGAACAACGATTGCTTTTGCCTCCAGGCTCTAGTCGTCGCCCGTACTGGCCTAACCCTGTGTCGATCTCCTGCGTTTGCGATGGTCAGCCCGAGGACGAGGAATTGCCGTCTTCGGCATTTGTCACAGCAGTGGCGTTTCGTCCTTCGCATCTTGGATTTGCAAGGCAGACGCAAATTGAATACGAGGTGACCGGCCCAACCGGAACCGTCAGCCCGTACATCAAAGGGCATCTAGTAGGCATTTATCGTGGAAACACTGCCAACCAAGACACCGGAACCGGGATGCTCTATCGCATCACAAAAGACGGCAGCGAAATGCTGCCGCCAACGCAGGCACCAACTAGGCAGCAGCTGTTTGATGCCACTGAGGAGGAAGGGTCTTATTTGGTGACCGTGACGCCGACTGGCTCTTACGGATACCCAAGCACTGCACTTCCAACAAACAAAGACTTTTTCAGTTTCGTCATTGACCGCAAAAAGCCTGTTGTCGGTTTCACGCCGTTGGATGACGTATTCGTTGGCGACTATGGCTCCAACAACCTTCCCAGTATCACTGCTGGATTAGGGCAAACAGCCGTCATGTCTACAAAACCGCTTTTCCAAGCCATGAACGATGAATCGCCTGACGGCGTGATGACGCGTCCATTGTTCACGCAAATGGAAACGTTTCCAGTTGTCAATGTCCTAGACCCTAATGTTGCAGGGACGTTCTCAATCAGGCCAGTCGGTGCTGCGGACGTAAGAGACTTGGCACACAACGCGCCAGACCAGATGTTTTCTCAAACGTGGACCGTGCACGCGGTTGACCAAAGGGCCAACATCGTTGAGGGCAGCCCAAGCAGCCACACATATTTTGGGGCGATACCCAAATTGCAGCAGCCTGTGTTGGAGACTAGGGAGTATTGCCGCCCTCGCTCTCAGGCAGAGCGGATCAGTTCACTGAAACTGACGTTTGATAGGCCAGTTGATCCAGAGACGGTAGAAAACTCGCAGGTGCGACTGTATTGCAACGGCGTGCTCGCTGCTGGCTGCACAATCGAGCAAGCCGACGCAACGACAATGAAATGGCAAATCAGCGTGCCACTTGGAGTGCAGCAGTCGGCAACGTTCTGCTTTTTGGAATATGACCCAGCCGGCACCGTGATGACGGCAGAGACTTTCGAGGAACTGCACTATCCAACAAAAAAGGATTTCCCGAAGTCATCAACGCGACTAACAGAACTGTTTCGGAAAGTTCTTGTTTCGGATGATGACGGCAAGCGGTACTCACTATCCGTTTCGCTCTGGCCTGATCCTTTTGTCGAAATAGGCAACGGAAACCCTCTGGATGTCAACGGAAATCCTTACGACCCTGAGCCTTCCGTGATCGTTGCCCGCACCAGCTGGCTGATGGCAGACGTAGATGGCTGGCCTAGGCTGATCGACACAAGTTCCGTGCTGAGAGGATTTGTCGTGGGCCGCGCCGCCAGTATTGGCGCAAGCACGTCGATTGACATGACGCAAAACAATCTGACGATAACATCAACAGGCGACATCGGGATTGCGGCAGAATCAGCACCAGACGCTATTAGCTTCGGAGGAATCAATACTCCTGCTGTCGTTCTTCCGCAAGAATTTTTTACGGACTTTGGTCTAGTCGCAAAAGCCGTTAATTACGAAGGCTACATTCCACGTGCTCCCGTCACTGGAGCGACTGGGCCATTCTCATACTGGGGGCTTGGCACAACGATTGATCCGAGCCCGCCGGCCCTTGTGCCTCCATGTGCTGGCCCAACGGAATTGCAGTGGCATAGTTCAGCCATTACGTGCAACACCGACATCACTGGGTTTTCCGCCCGCATAGTTCTGCTTGATGAGTACGGAAACAACCTAATCCCTCCCGAAGATGTTGGCGGATATTACATGCAGGGAAAAGTTGTTTTTGGTGAGCCGCTTGAAAACTTTACAGGACTTGCCTGGTCTGGCCAGCCGCCTGGGGATTTCAACCACGTCGTTAGTGATTTATTCCCGCGCATTATGGCATTAGAAAACGCTCCCATAATTTCACTAGGAACGGAATTTCAAGGCTATGAGCTGGCTCAAAATATGTGGTCTGGAGTAGTTGAGGGCGGCGGAACAGAAATCAACGCGCAGCCAATGGCCACGCAGACTGCTTATTTTATTGACGGCGAAGCCGTAACGAGTTCTCCGTATTGGATTAATTCCAACCCTCAGTTTCGCGTGGTGCACGAAACAGTTGAGCGAACGTTTGGCAATAGCGAAACGACCCTGGCGGAAGCAAAAGAGGGATTGCGGTTTGAAGTAAATGACATGGAGCCTTCTGGGGGAACGCCGCTTGCAAAGGCTTTGCGAAGTGTCACAGATGCCCGGTATTCGCTGGAAGGCGTGCAAGCAATGCTTTCGGCGTCTAGGCAGGCAAAAACATTCCCAGCATTGAAGACGACTACGCTTGGTCCACTTGTCCTGACATTGTCTTTACGGGCGTGCATAAAGGCAGAAACAACATACGCAGACAACGAGCCGCAGCCTACGCAGTTCGTCTATGTGAACGAAGAACGCCCGCGCGTTGCGTTTGACGAGTGGCTTACAGAAGTAATGGAAGGCGTCACCTCTGGTCTGGGTGGTGATACTCCAACGAATTTCTACTACGACGAAGAGGAAGAAACGTGGAAAATGCCGCCTGTCTCTGCTGTGCTGTATTGCACTCGTGGTGGCAGCATAGATCAACGCACGGTAACCGAGCGTGTGCTCAACGATTACGTCTGCACGCACACGCTGACGCCTGACCAAGAAGTGGCTCTAGCCAACGGCGATGAAATCACGATGCCGCTTGGTGACGTGGATGGTGTGTACAGCGTAAAGCTGAAGCGGAGCTAGCCGGCGCATGGCACGGAAGCGACGCACCGTCTACGTGGGCGATCAACGCTGGAAGGTCGAGCGCGTGCGGCTGCGTCACGATGACGGCCAATGCAACTACACGACCAAGACCATCCGCATTGCCGACAAGTTGGTTGGCGTTGACCTGCTTGATACGCTGATTCACGAACTGATTCACGCCCGGTGGCCGGATCTGCATGAAGACGCAGTGGCAGAGTTTGCCGAGACGCTTTCAGGCGTGATTGACGCGGAAGGATTCCGCCGGCCTGACGACCAGGAGGACTGATGAGCCTGCTGGATGACGTGATGTCTCGTGCGGCGAATGGCAGGCCCGGCTTTCGCACGTGGTTTGATCGCCTGCCCCCAGATGCCCAATCGGAGTTGGAGATCGTGCGCAACGCCTTCAATCCGGCGATGCATCAGAAACGTGCCTATTGCTTCGCAATTATTGAGGCTGCCAAGGAACGTGGCTGGGAAACCTCCGGCATACAAGGCGTCATCGCATGGCTGAACGCAAGGCCCTCATAGACAGCGTTGCGGCCAAGTTGCCAGCGCCGCGGCCTGCCGCAGATGCGGAACAGGTGACGCAGTCGCAATCTGGCGACACGCTCGAAGCCCGCAGCACCAGCCGCCGCATCAAGACGGTGGAGGATCTGCTGCGGCACATTGAAGCCGACATGGCCCTGTTTGAGATCGCCGCTAGTGAAGCGACCAAATGGGAGTGCGGCGACGGCGAAGGCGGAAGCATTGAGTTGCACCGTGTATTCGTGCGGCTCAAGCCACGGGGCGGCCCGACAACGCTGGAGTGCGTGGCGGCGATGATTGCCGCTGCAAAACGGGACATCCGGCGGCCCTTGACCAAAACTGTCAAGGCACCCAAAGGCGGGTTGTGGCAAGTGCTGGTGGTGGCAGACACGCACTTCGGCAAATACGCCTGGGGGCGCACGACCGGCGGCGATGACTACGATTTGAGCCTCGCGGAACAACTGGTTGCTGCGGCCGGTCAGCAGCTGCTGGACGTTGGCAATGCTGCAAGGCCGGCCCGCCGCACGATCGCGTTTCTTGGTGATCTGTTCCACTACGATCGGCCCGATGGAAGTACCACAAGTGGTACACCGCTTGAGCGTGACGGCCGGCTGCAGAAAATGATCCAAGTGGGCTGCGACACGTTGCTGTCGATCGTTGAGCGGTCCGCCGCGACGGCGCCTACAGATGTCGTGATCGTCAACGGCAACCATGACGAAGTGCTGACGTGGACTTTCCAGCGCATCCTGCTGGAACGGTTCCGCAACTCAAAGTCCGTGCGCGTGAAAGAGGATTTCACCGGGCGGCAGTACCTTACGCACGGGCGGAATCTGCTGGGCTTCGCGCACGGCCACAGGGCCAAGCGAAAGTTGCCGCAGATCATGGCGCTAGAGGCTTCGCAGCACTGGGCCAAATGCCCATACCGGGAATGGCATACCGGGCATTTCCATTCACAGGCTGCGGAATGGCAGCGGCCGATTGAGACGCTCGACGGCGTGATCGTCCGCACCGCGCCGGCACTCTGCCCGCCAGACGATTGGCACAGCGTCAACGGCTTCATCGGTTCGCGGCAGGCTTGCGAAACGTTCCTCTATGACCACGACGGCGGGCTGTCGTCCATGCACGTCGCATCACCAAGGCCACGGGCATGACGCCGGAATACTTGACGGGTCTGGAACATAGAGCAAGGCAGTTCAGCGGCGCCTACACGGGCACAAGCGGAACGCTTGCCGCCGGCATCATTCATCTACTTCATGAAAGGGCATCCATGACAGCGACGATTGACACACTGACGGCCGCCAACCAGGCACTGCGGGACGCCGTGGAAACACGCTTGGCCGGTAACGCATCGACGCCGAGCCCGGCAGAACTGTTTCCGCAGGTTGCCGGCTGCTGCGAGGGCGGCAAGTGCCAGCCGCAGGCGGATACGTCGGCAGTTGACGGGTGGAAAAAGCTTACGCAGGAGAGTGCCGAGAAGTATGCCGCCGATCGGTCTGATTGGATTCTGCAGGGGCAGCGCGAGTTGGAGGCGTCACGCCAGCCACGGCTGCTTGGTGACGGTGTTGCAGCAGCGACGGACCTGCGGCCCGGCTCGCGCGAATTCCTGGGCGTGCTGGAGGAATGCAAAACGCTGCATTTGAAAAAGACGCTGGACTATGGCGTTGATGAAGACGCTTTGTCGAACATCCGAAGCAGCGCCGACATCGTGAACATGGAACCATGGGCAGGCTGCATCCTCCGAATCATGGACAAGATGCACAGGGTTAAAGCATTTTTCCGCCGTGGCCGTTGCGAGTTCGACGGCATCGAGGACACGCTACTAGACGTGATTTGTTACGCCGCCATTGCGCTGGTTTTCTACCGGCAGTCGAAGCGTCCATAGGGACTGCCGATTACGCCTTCTGCCGCTCTACGCTTGCTGTAGGAGGCAGCAGCGTGATCCAGGCGGCTCATTGGCGGCGCGGTGGTGCGGACGGGCGCGAGTCTATCGCGTCTGCCAGCGACATCGTTTCACTCGCTGCCACGTTTACGCCGAAGCCGCAGACGTGGGGCAAGATCACGTCGCGCCCGCAGCCGACACGGGCCGACATCGAACTACTGGCGTTCCGCCTGGGCGTGAGCGTTTCGGCCGCAAAGCGGGCTCTAGATATGGGGCTCCTGCATGGCTGACTCAGTCACGGACGTTCTGGCAGCAACGCTGCGCACCACGCTTTCGTGGACGCGCACGGACTCGCAGGAAGTCGGCAGCGTTGTCAGCCGCAAGACGATCCTTGGCAACTACACGATTGCGGACGGCTCCGGTGCCGGGCAGGCAGATCTGGTGTTTGCGGACCAGCGGACGATCGCAGGCGAGACGATTGAAGCCTTTGATTTGCTGGACCTAGAGCAGACGGCGTTGGGCGTGGCCGTGCCGTTCGTCTTCCGGCAGCTGCGGCTCATCAAGATCGTCAACAACGAGACGGCCGCCGGGCAGACGCTGCTGGTTGGAGTTGATCCCGGCAGGCCCACGGCTGTTTATGCCGCTGCGGTTGGCCCTGGCTCCGAGTGGTTCGCCATCAACAACACCGACAGCTGGGTTGTCACTGAAGACAACAGCATCGTGCGGATCGCCAACACGACAGAAGACCCGATCACTTATTCGCTCTACCTCCTTGGCACTTCCACGGAGGCCGAGTGATGCCGCAGTCATTTTCACTCACCAGCGCACTGCGTGTCGTGCCGTCATGGTCGGACGATCTGACCACCACCACGGTCACCGACTCTGTCACGGCGTTGCTGGCCCTCGCGTTGGCAAACGGCACTGGCAACGACCAAGCGAATGGTTTTTGGAAGGACGTGTTTTCAATCAATGCGTCGGCGCAATACTCCATTGATTTGCGGGCGTTGCCGCTGAAAGTCTTTGGCGGCACAGGGAATCTGTCGCTTGCCAGCGTCAAGATGGTGCTCATTGAAAACCGCTCGAGCACTGCCGGGCTGTCGATCGCAACGAGCGTCAGCAACCGCTGGACGAACTTTGCGGCCGACACGCTTGTGCTGCCGCCGGCAGGCGTGCTTTACGCGACGGCACCCAAGGCAGGATGGGCCACGACTACCACCAACAAAATCCTATCCATCACCAACAACGGCGCCGCTGCCGCAAGC